CTAGTGTTAAAGTCAGAAGGACTCCTCGGCATGTGGCAGAGGGGTAGAGCAATCTATAAAGAAAATGAGAGAAATGGTACGCTATGAAGACAGTTGAAGTAGGGCAGTTTTGCCGAGTGATGGATAGCACATATGCAGAGCATGGTGTTAAGAAGAATGATGTGATTTATGTTGCTGGTGACAGCATTGTATCAGTGGATGAGAAAGACCCGTACCAATTACGGCGTCTATTTATTGGTGCTTGGATGAGTGGTGATCATGTAGATGTTAACCGTGGTGGTTTTACTATTGATGGTAAACGTCTTAAGCCTTGTAGTAAGTCTAAGCAAGCTCGACTAGACGCTATTAAGGACGAGGACTTCGGAGAGAAGGAAGATGCAGCCGAGGATTGATAGCGATGTGCTCCTATATGAAATAGGGAGCTGTGGTCAATACAAGGATGATGATGGTAAGTTGGTTATACGAGAGTTTGATTTCGTAGCCAACCTACTTGATGAAGCTGTAAATGGTATCTGTGAGGCAGTGATGTCTTCACAGCCACCTATCCTGTACATCACAACAAGACCTGAGTTTGTTGATAAGATCAACAGACGTAATAGATTCTTAGGCGAAGAGCCTATGGTGTTTAAGGAGAACTTTAGAAATGAGATTGCGGTTACTAAGCCGTACAAAGGGACTAGGAAGAGTGAGAAACCACATCATTTTCTGGGCCTGTTTATGTATATGTATGAAAACTATGATGTACGTCTTGCTAACGGCATAGAGGCTGATGATCTAATGTCTATTGATCAGATGCAGGACTTAGACAATAGCGTCATATGCACTCGTGATAAGGATTTACGCATTACTAAGGGTTGGCATTATGGTTGGGCTTGTGGTAAGCAGCCTGAGTTTGAACTGCAAGAGGTGGATGACCTAGGTTGGTTAAAACCTAATGCAGCTAAGAAGAAGGTTGAGGGCGTTGGTATGAAGTTCTTCTACTCCCAGATGATCACAGGGGATACTGTTGATAACATCCCCGGGATTAAAGGGAAGGGTTGGGCTGCTGCTTGGGACGCTTTATGTGATGCTAAGAGTGTGAAGGAATGCAAGAAGATTGTGATGGATATGTATAAAGCTAAGTATGGTGAAGAGGCTAGAGAGATGTTCACAGAACAGGCTCAGCTTCTTTGGATGCTAAGGGTTAATGATACAACAGCAGGAGGTTGGAATGTATAAGAACCTACCTGAATTAGAGGACGTTAACTACATGTCTAATACACATGACTTACGGAATGCATTACGTTGGTGCATTCGTTATTATAAACATTTGGAGAATAAGATTGGCGAGGCCAAGCGGAGAGAAGACTAGGTGTGGAGGTCAGTGGACTGAGGCTAAGTATAAAGGCTTCATTAAGTCCACACTAAGGCAAGCAACTAGGAAGTGGGGCCCCATCAATCAGTGCACTAAAGACGCTAGAGTTAGTAGAGGCGTCTACTTATGTGCTGGTTGTAATGATGAGATAACTAAGACAACATTAGATCCCGAGACTCGGAAGAGAGTAAAGTAAACAATGTGCATGTGGATCACATTGAACCTGTAGTGCCTGTGACAGGCTGGGTTAGTTGGGACAGTGTAATAGAGAGGATGTTCTGCGAAGTAGATAATCTACAAGTGTTGTGTACTCCCTGTCATAAGACTGTGACAGCGGAAGAAAACTCACAACGGAAGTACTATAGAGATTTGGAGAAAGCTAAGAATGAATAAATATAAAGGGTATGGCCTGTTTAACGATGTTGAGAACAAGAAACTTCAAGCTTACAATCGTGTTGTTACTATGTCTAACATTATTTGTGACACGACACTTAGGTTAGAAGATGTAGGTGCTGGCAAGGAAGAGGGTACTAAATACGCTAACCATTTCCAAGACAGTGATAAACTTCTTATGAAAGAGGTTGCCCGTATTGTTGAGGGTAAGGGTGTAACAGCAGCGAGGGAATACATCAATGCCTAGTGATCCAATTGTGATCCAAGGGGATCTACTTAACTTTGAGTGGACTGACTCTGCCCTTGACAAACAAGAGGGAGGTGGTCACTACAAAGACTTTGCTATCCAGCCTATTGAGTTTACCTGTAAGAATAACCTAGACTTCCTGCAAGGCAATGTTGTGAAGTATGTTTGCAGGCACAAGAACAAGAATGGCATTGAGGATATTAACAAAGCTATCCATTACCTAGAGCTAATAAAGGAGCTACAATATGGCGAAGTTTAAGTGGACACCAGAGATGGTAGAGGCCATCAAGTCTATGAGACAAACTCATGGGTATGAGTGGAGCTTCATCCTAAGTGAACTTATTAGAGGTGGAGTGGAGGGTGCTGATGGGTTAACTGTTAAGCGTCTACGTAGTGCCTACCTACATTACAAGGAGAAGCCTGTGGAACATGAGAACCAACGTGTCTTGTTGATTAGTGATATGCACATACCTTACCATCATCCTGACATGTTAGCGTTCCTAGCTCACTTGAAGAAGAAGTATAAACCTACTAAGATAATTAGTATGGGGGATGAGTTAGACAAGCACGCATTAAGTTTCCATGATAGTGACCCTGACCTACCTAGTGCAGGGGATGAGTTACAACTATCACTCCCTGTCATAGCAGAGCTTAAGGGCATGTTCCCTGACATGGATGTATTAGAATCTAACCACGGCTCATTAGTCTATCGTAAGGCTAAGGCACATGGTGTACCAAGGCACTATCTGCGTAGTTACAATGATGTACTAGGTGTAGATGATAGATGGAAATGGCATTTCGATCTAACCATTGACCTACCTGACGGTAACAAATGCTACTTCCATCATGGTAAGAGCAACAACGTAACCCGTGTATCCCAACAGATGGGCATGTGTGCCGCTCAGGGACACTATCACGAGATCTTTAAGGCAGAGTATTGGGGCAACTCAAAAGGCCTCTACTGGGCCTTACAGACAGGCTGCTTGATTGATGATAGTACATACGCATTCAACTATAACAATGTTAATATCAAACGTCCTTTGATTGGTACGGCTCTCATCATTGATGGACTACCTGTATTGGAGCCTATGGTGTTAGATGAAAATGGAAGGTGGGTTGGACACTAGTATTATCACTCTCGAAGAACTCGAATCAACTGGAGCCCTACTTGGGTTAAGTAGGGCTGCCAATGAGTTGGAGAGGGGTAATTGGCTGTCTGTGATACATGATGGTAATATGACAAAACTGGTTGAGTGGGCGAAAGCCTACGAAGCTGGGGCTGAGGTTGTCACTGATGTGGTGTATGATTACACAGTGTCTGAGTTAGTGGGGTTTAAGAGTAGGTACCCTGAACACTGGGAGGTGTTGCTAGAGAAGCATCCTCTATTTAGGGACGGACGTTGGCAGATGACAGGGAATTTTTGGAGATGAATATGACATGGGAAGAGTTAGAGCTGAAGGTGGCTGTGCAAGAAGCACAGGGCCTTTATGAGAAGCTATGTGGTGAACAAGAAGAGGGGCATTCAGACAGGCTAGGTATTGCTGTCTTTAATGCTAAACGAAAGCTAGACTTAGCCTATAGAAACTTGAAAGAATATAATGAAAATAAGTAGAATTGATTTAATAGGGCTCAATGGAGCCACAGGAGAACATTACCAATATATGAAAACTAAGAGTAACGAAATACTATCAGACATTACTGTTTACAGTAAGTACTCCCGCTTCCTAAAAGAGGAAGGCCGTCGGGAAACATGGGAAGAACTATGCACTCGTAACATGGAGATGCATCAACGTAAGTATCCTAAGCTAAGTGCAGAGATTGAACAAACCTTTAAGGACTTTGTATTCCCCAAGAAGGTATTGCCTTCAATGCGTAGCTTACAGTTTGGTGGACGCCCTATTGAGCTAAGCCCCAACCGTATTTACAACTGTGCATACTTGCCATGTGATGACATAGCAGCCTTTAGTGAGATGATGTTCTTACTGTTAGGTGGCTCTGGTGGTGGCTTCTCTGTGCAGAAGCAACACGTAGC